CCTATTGCTGAATTTGCTGACTTTGATAAAGTAAAAATTGGCGATAGAGTTATTGCAGTTGGATCACCATATGGTAAAGACTTTTTTAATACAATAACTTTTGGAATAGTGTCAGGTTTGAATCGGGAGATACCCTATTTTAGTAAAACCACTACGATAACGGTTGATGCCGCTACGCATCCAGGTAATTCCGGTGGGCCAGTTTTTGACATGCGTGGGCGTCTACTAGGCACTTTAGTTGGTAGCATATATGGTGCTGATGGTTTTGGTATTGTAATACCGGCTAATGTATGCGGAGAGTTCTATGAAACAGCGACCGAGATTGGATCGGAAAAAAATAAAACTGGAACTTGAGAGTCTGCTTCATATGACAGGTACAACAACTGATTCGGCTACTATTGAAAATGATTTGTCTGATTTGCGAATAGTTATTAGTTATATGCAACTTAATCAAGAAGCACTTATGCGAGAATTACAAGCTGCACGGAACAATATATAATGCCAGGAAAAGGTTGTAAAAAACATACACCTATTGTTTCAAAAGCTCAACGTGGAGCGATGGGTGCAGCATTAGCATATAAACGTGATACTGCAACAAAACCGATACGTGCCGTAGCTAAACGTATAGCTGCATCAATGTCACAAGCAGAATTATCTCGGCACTTAAAAGAAAGTAAGGGTCGCAGATTAGCAGTAAGAAAGATACGAAAAAAATGAGTGAGCGTGGTCGAAAAAGTAAAGCTGGTAAACTCCTTAGCCAATATATTAGGGAAATAGCCGAGGAAGAAACAGAGACAATCAAGGATGCTGATGGTACTGATGTAATGGCGACCAAAGCCGAGGCACTTGCCAGGAAGATATGGCACATGGCCCTTGGATATAAAGAATATCAAGGTATTGGTGATAAACGATGCGAGATAAACCATTTGCCTGATAGAGGTATGATGGCAATGATCCTTGATCGTATGGAAGGTAGAGCACCAATGATAGCTGCTGAAGGTGCTGGTAAGATGACAGCGGCGGATAAAGTGAGCGAGCAGGGAGCAAAACGAATTGCTAAAGCGGGGAATTTAGAAAATGCCATTAACAGCAGTTGAGGAACTCAAACCGCAACTAAAAGAACCTTTTCCGAATGTCCCTCGATATTGGAAGGACCCTAAAACAGGACTTTTAGTTCCAAAATACGAACTTGAAAATATCCAATGGCGGGAAAAATTATTGCGGTCAGCGGAAAGTGATTTGATTCTTCAACGTGATTTATTAGCAGCTTGTAAAGAGTCTTTGTTGTTCTGGATAAATACTTTTTGTTTCACCTATCACCAATTTGATGTAGACCCTGAAACTGGTGAACGAACTGAAGCGATACAACCGCATAATCCATTTATAAGTTGGGAAATTCAGGATGAATTGTTTAACGCATTTGAACATTGCCTAAAAGTTGGAGAAGATATTCTCATTGATAAATGTCGTGACATGGGAGCAAGTTGGGCCTGTATTAATTTCAATCATCATGTATGGTTGTTTAGGCCGGATAGTCAACTTCTTGAAATGTCACGTACTCAGGATTATGTAGATCAAACAGGTAATATGAAAGCATTGTTCCAGAAACACGATTATTTAAATGCCTGGCTTCCAGATTGGATGGTTCCGCCTGGTATAATGTTGGGCGGTAAATACAGAACCAAGATGCACATGTTTAACATACTTAATGGTAGTTGTATTGATGGTGAATCAACTACGGAACACGCAGCATCAGGTGACAGACGTTTAATTGGTTTGCTTGATGAGTTTGCTAAAGTGGAGTATGGACAACTTATGAGATCAGCTACAAGAGATGCTTGCTATATACGTATCATAAATTCAACACCTGCCGGTGCTGGTACTGAATATAGTCGCTGGAAACATGATGGCACTATTAAAGTTTTTGTACTACCGTTTGAACAACACCCGGAAAAAGGTAAGGGCAGGTATATCAGTAAAAAAGAAGATGGTAGTTATGAAATTAGATCACCCTGGTTTGATATTGAAGCCAAAGTACGATCACCACAAGAACTGGCACGAGAAGTTCTTAGACAGGATATTGAATCTGGTGCGGTATTTTTTAATATAGCGAGTATCGATAAACACAGAGCTTTATTTGCGAGAGAACCAAGATCACGGCATCATATACATTTCAAAGCAGGTATAGCAAATGATCAAATAAATGGAATTTTTCGCAGTAAAGATCTTGCTAAAGTTGTAATAAAAAAAGGTAGTAAAGGTCCATTAAAAGTGTGGACTCAGTTGGTAATGGGCCGACCAGATCAATCTAAAACATATATCTTTGGCATTGATATTGGTAAAGGACAAGGAGCATCTAATTCTGTGATTTCAATTAAGTGTAAAGAAACTGGAGAAAAAATTGCCGAATGGTGCGATGCTAATACACCACCTTATGATATGGCCCGAATTACTATAGCTTTAGCTATTTGGTGCGGCGGCAGACCCCCACGTAAATTACCGTTTCTTAAATGGGAAAATAATGGTCCTGGCTGGGACTTTGGTAGAATTGTAGTGAAACAATTTAAGTATCCATATTTCTATAGAAAAGTAAAGCCAGGACAGATCGTTGATAAAAAAGTTCAGAGCTATGGATTTCATACGAGTCCTCAGAGTAAATTTGAATTACTGTCAATGTATGATAGAATCTTGGCTCATGGTGGATATGTTAATCATTCTAAAGAAGCATTAGAGGAAGCAAAATACTATATTCATTATAATAATGGCGGAGTGGGTCCGGCCTTTTTGGTAGAGGAGAGTGCCTCTGCAAGAAAAACTCATGGTGATAGAGTTATGGCTGATGCCTTAACACTCGAAGATAGTGATATTCCTAAAGGTAAACGCAAAGAACCAGAAGCTCCAGAGAAATCCTGGGGTGCTCGTTATAATAAAGCGATGAAAGAAAAGAAAGCTGCTAAAACTAAGAAGTGGCGTAAGCCATTCAGGTTCTAATGGCAACTAAAATTGAATGTAGAAGATGTAAAATAAGAAAAGATTGTCCTATTTTGGAAGCAATAAAGCAAGAAGAAATTTTTAGGGCAGCGTGTAATAGTCACAAGGAAAAGAAATGCCAGAAGAAGTAATTCCAATTAAACTACAGAATGTGGTTAAGCGTGGATTTGAAAGAGGCAAGCGGTATAGGCGTGCCAGAGCTATGTTTATCAAAGAAGCTGTTGGGCAATACTATGCAAAGCAATTTGGTCTATCAGGTGATCAACCTATCAACTTGATCTTCCATACAATCAGGACGCTTGTACCACATTTGGTTATGCAGAATCCGATTAATAAACTTGAGACTAAAATTGTTGCACAAAGATTTTATGGCGAACTTCTGGGATTGGCAATTGATCAAGTAGAACGGGATATTGATCTAAAGAAAACTCTGCGTGGCTGGATCGTCTCTGCTTTATTTGGATGGGGGATTGTTAAAGTTGGCCTTTCTGCCAGTGGAGAAATGCTACAGTTCGGTGATGTTAGAATAGATCCTGGTCAAGTATATGCTTCTCTTGTAGATTTGGATGATTTTGTTATTGATCCTATTTGTACTGAAATCGAACAAGCTACATTTATGGGTAGCCGGGTCCGAGTACCGAGACAACTTCTTCTGGATACAGATGGTTATGATCATGATCTTGTAAAGAAGTTATCTCATGCCAGATATACTTCTGATGGACAACGAGTTGAGGACATTACCAAACAGGGAATGTCTACTATGGAAATGTATAGTCTCCAAGATTTTGTAGAAGTTGTAGAATTATGGATTCCCGAAGCAGATGTTTTAATAACGATTCCTGATCCTGTACAGATGACATTCGATAAATACCTTCGAGTAGCAAGTTATAATGGTCCAAAAGAAGGACCATATGTAGATTTATCTTTTACACCGCCTGTACCGAATAATCCTTACCCAGTTGCTCCTGTTAGTCTTTGGTATGATATACACCGAATGGCAAACAGGATGTTTAAAAAGATCATGGATCAGGCAGATCGGCAAAAAGATCTTGTGTTCTATAATCCAGCCCAAGCAGATGAGGCACAGGATGCACTGGAAGGTGACGATGGTGATTGGATTGCTTCAATGGATCCTAAAGGGATACAAGCGGTATCCATTGGTGGACAGAATCGTGGTAATGAAGTTATGTTGCAAGAGATGCAA